GGTCGTATGGCTCGCAAGTCTGGCGGCCGCACGAAGAAGGGCAAGACGGACATCAAGATTGTGATTGCTGCCGGTGGCGGCCGTCATCCTCTTGAGAACATGCCGATGATGGGCGGCCCTGTTCGCCCGCCGGCGGCTCCTGTCGTTGCCCCGCCGCCCGCTGGCGGCGTTCCTCCGATGCCGATGGGTATGCCCCCGGCTGGCGGTCCGGCTCCGGGCCCGCTGCCCGGCCTGATGGGTCGCAAAACCGGCGGCCGCGTTGGTCACCGCACCTATCGTTCGTACAAGGACATGGATGCGGGCTCTCTGGGCGGCATGGGTCGCCTTGAGAAGACGGAGATTGAGAAAAACAAGCGTAAGGGCTAAACAGAGGGGGCGCTGGTCTTGTGCCAGCGCCCCTTAGTTCTCAATTAGGATCAGATGCTCACCTTCGAAATGCGGTTCAGAAACGAGCTCGAGAAGCTCGTTGAAGAACAAATTGAAACTCTCAAGGACCAACTGTCGGTCAACGCCTTTCAGGACGTTGGGCAGTTCCGTTACTTGATGGGGCGCATTGCCGCTCTCCGCGATCTCAGCGATCTATTGGATGAGGCAATGAAGAAAATCTCTTCCTAACAGACAAGGAATGCATATGGGCAATGTGATTGCTATGGCTCATGACGAAGATCCCAAGGGGCGCCTTCTCAAGGAGCTGGGGGACATTAGCAATATCGAAATCCTGAACAATCAGGTTCTGGTCGCGGTTTACATCCGGCCCGAAAAGACAAAGGGCGGCGTCATCCTGCCGGGTCAGGCGCGCGATGAGGATCGCTTCCAGTCGAAGGTCGGTCTGATTATCAAGGCTGGCCCGATTGCTTTCATCGACGAAACCGGCCGGTGGTTCCAGGATTGCAACATTCAGGTTGGTGACTGGGTTGTTTTCCGCCCGTCTGACGGCTGGAACATCACGATCAACGGCGTCCTGTGCCGGATGTTGGAAGATACGAGCGTGCGCGCGAAGGTTTCCGGGCCCGATCAGGTCTGGTAAGGAGGCAAAATGGCCGAAAAAGATGATGAAAAGGCAGAGTCTGTTCAGGAAAAGCCGGAAGAGCAGTTTGAACTAGAGATTTCAGCCTCGGAAGAGGGCGGGAAGTCGTCGGGAACGCCGGAAAGCGGCCCGCCCAGCGAAGAAAATGCGCTGGAAGCGCTGAAAGCGCGCCTTGAAGAAGAGAAAAAGGCGCGACTGGATGCTGAAAAGCGCGCTCGTGAAGCATCTGAGAACGTAAACCGCGCCAATAGCGCTACGCAGAACGCCAATCTTGCGTTGGTCAACAACGTAATTGAGCGGTTCAAGAACGAAAACGAGCAGTTGAAGGCCGCATATCGCGATGCGATGTCGGCAAACGACTACGACCGCGCCGCTGAGATCCAGTTGGCGATGTCGCAGCGCGCCGCACAGCTCCAACAGCTCGAAACCGGCAAGGCGGCAATGGAGGAGGAGGCGAAAGCCCCTGCTCCGCCCACCGATCCGGTGGAAGCGTTTGCTTCCCGCCTGTCTCCGCGCTCTGCGGAGTGGATTAGGGCGCATCCGCAGTTCGTTACGGACCAGCGGCTACAGCAGAAGATGGTCGCAGCGCACAATCTGGCGCTGGCAGACGGTATCCGGGCGGATACCGACGACTACTTTGCCGCCATTGAAGACACCCTGAGGATCCGCAAGCCGACAAACGACGTGCCGGAGCAGCAGGAAGAGGCTTTGTCGGTCGCCGCGGCACCCGTACAGCGTCGCACTGGTCCGCCAGCGGCACCGGTCAGCCGGAGCGGCAACAACGCCACTGGCAATCGCGCCAACAAGTTCACGATGACGCCCGAGATGCGTGAATTGGCCAAGGCCATGAAGATGACCGACGAGGAATACGCCAAGAACTATCTTGCCCTGAAGAAAGAGGGCAAGATTACCTCTCATTAGGAGTTAATCGATGGAAGACAACAGCAATCCTCCGGCACCGCCGGTAGTCCGGCCGGGTCGGCCCCGGAAGCCCCGCAACCCAGATGGCACCCTGGTGTCGTCTGTAGAGCCCGCACAGGCGGCTCCTCAGCCCCAGGCAGCGCAGGCAACCGACCGGCTGGATATCCGGCGCCCGATGCGGGACGAAGACCCCCGCGAGGCCGCAGAACGGCGTGCGGCCGAGATTATGGCCCACCTTGGTGGCACCATGGACGAGGGAACCGATGAGTTTTACATCGATCCTCACGCCATCCCCGACGGCTGGACCTACGAGTGGAAGCGCAAGACGGTCTATGGCTCTGAGGATCCGTCCTACGCAGTATCCCTGAAGCGTACCGGCTGGACTGAGGTTCCGGCTTCCCGGCACCCTGAAATGATGCCGGCCAATTTTAAGTCGGCCATTATTGAGCGTAAGGGCCTAGTCCTGATGGAGCGACCGCAGTCGATCACCCGGCGGGTTGAATTGGCGGACAAGGATCGGGCTCGCGAGCAAATCCGGTTCAAGGAGCAGCAGCTCACCCACGCCCCGGATGGCCAGTTCACCCGCGACCACGCCCAGGCGCAGCCGAAGATCAAGAAGAGCTACGAGGCGATGCCCATCCCGAAGGAGTAAGCCACCCTTCTTTTGGGATGAGTATGAAAGGACCGGGCAAAAAACCCGGTCCTTTTTTTGTGGCCTATTTGCAAACACCAAATTGTCACCGTAGTATTAAGTAGTCCGCTCCCCCCGGTGTGGGAGCTTTTTCTAATCTGGCTCTTAGTTGCCCCGGTGTGCGACGACGAGCCTCCCGTACAGGAGAACCGCAATGGCGAATACGAACACGCCTTTCGGGTTCCAGGAATACTACGGCGGGGCTGGCGGTGCGCCGACCTTTGCCCAGTCGACCCGGCGCGTAGCGTCCACGGACTCTACCGCTATCTTCTTCGGCGATCCGGTTATGCCGGTCGTTTCCACTGCTAACGGTTACATCACGCAGGCTTCGCCGGGCACCACGGTTGTGGCCGGCATCTTCGTCGGTTGTAAGTATCTGTCCACGTCGCAGAAGCGCACTGTCTGGTCGCGCTACTGGCCGGGTTCGGATGCCACGGGCGACGTTGAGGCTTACGTGATCGATGATCCGAATGCGCGCTTTGTCGTCATGGGCAACAGCACGACGTTCAACATCACCGGCACGCTGTCGACCTACACGTCGTCCCCGGTTGGTCAGTATGCGCAGTTCGCTATCGGCACTGGCAACACTGCCAGCGGCCAGAGCGGCGCGTACCTGAACACGCTGGGCACCACGGTGACCTATCCGTTCATCGTCGTCGATCTCATCACCTCGCCTCCGGGCTCTAACGGTGCTGATCCGACCACGGCGTACAACTGGGTTGTGGTTGGGTTCAACAACCAGGCTGCCCGCACCAATGGTGCTGGCCCGACTGGCATCTCCTAAGGAGTAAAGAACCATGGCAGTTAATCTTTCAGCCATTAAGGATCTTCTCCTGCCTGGCCTTCGCGGTGTCGAAGGCAAGTACGAGATGATCCCGTCGCAGTATGACAAGATCTTCACGAAGCACGACTCGAAGATGGCGCTCGAGCGCACCGCCGAAATGCGGTACCTCGGCCTCGCTCAGTTGAAGACTGAAGGCGGTCAGACTGCATTCGATAACGGCGCTGGCGAGCGTTACGTGTACAACCAGGAGCACACTGAAATTGCTCTTGGCTACGCGATCACCCGCAAGGCCATTGACGACAACCTGTACAAGACGCAGTTCCACCCGTCGAACCTCGGTCTGATCGAGTCTTTCCAGCAGACCAAGGAAATCTACGGCGCGAACGTGCTCAACACGGCGACGACCTACAACGCCAACATCGGCGGTGACGGCAAGGCGCTCTGCGCCACCGACCACCCGATTGATGGTGGCACGGTCGCCAACAAGCCGTCCGTTCAGGTCGATCTGAACGAGTCGAGCCTTCTGAACAGCATGATCGCAGTTCGTACGAACTTTAAGGATCAGGCTGGCCTGAAGGTCTTCGCTCGTGCACGTAAGCTCGTTGTTCCTGCGCAGCTTGAGCCGGTTGCTATCCGTCTGACGAAGACGGAACTGCGTCCGGGCACTGCCGACAACGATGTCAACGCAATCATGTCGACTGCGGGCGGCCTGCCGGAGGGCTACATGGTCAACGACTTCTTGACCAGCGCCTACTTCTGGTTCCTGCTCACGAACATTGACGGTCTGTCCTACATGGAACGCGTCAAGTTTGAGACGGACATGCAGGTCGACTTCGTCACGGACAACCTGTTGGTGAAGGGCTACGAGCGTTATAGCTTCGGCTATTACAACTGGCGCTCCATCTACGGTTCGTTCCCCACCCACTAAGGAGCTGACCCATGGGTATCACTCATCTTAGCGGGTTGGAGGTCGCAGGCGTCCCGACTATGGGCATCGGCGGTGCGCCGATGTTCACGGGCAACTGGTATTTCGTCGATCCGGTCAACGGTTCTGACGGCGGTACCGGTGCGGCTGACGATCCGTTCCAGACCGTTTATGCGGGCTACAATGCTTGCACGAGCGGCAACAATGACGTGGTCGTGATTGTTGGTGACGGCGCGACGACGGGCACTGCTCGTATGTCCACCGCACTCGCGCAGACCATCGATTCGGCTGCCACGACTGGCACGATTACTTGGGCAAAGAACGCTACCCATCTTATTGGGCAGACGGCTCCGACGCTCAACGCTCGTGCTCGTTTTGCTCCGCCGACGGGTACGTATACGGCGGCGACGTTCGGCAACTCCGGCAACATGTTCAATGTCACCGGCCAGGGCTGCTACTTCGCCAACTTCTCGGTCTACAACGGCTTCTCGACTGGTGCTACCGGTCAGGTCGCGTGGATCGAAGCTGGTGGCCGTAACACGTACGTTGGAGTCAGCTTCCTCGGCATGAACGACACTGCGTCGGCGAACAGCACGACCAGCCGCTCGCTCAGTGTCCGTGGAAGCGGCGAAAACACGTTCATCGACTGCGTCATTGGTGGCGACACCACGGCGCGTACGGCGGCGAACGCTTCGCTTGACTTCACGAGCGGCACCGCGCGCAACCGCTTCTACAACTGCACCTTCCCGTTCCAGACCAGTGCTGCTGGCGCCCTCGGCGTCACGGCTGCTGCCGCTGGCATGGATCGGTACCAGTTGTTTGATCGTTGCGTGTTCATCAACAACGTCAAGTCGACTTCAACGACGATGAGCGCCCTCGCGACGCTCGCCGCGTCTACGGGCGGCATGTTGCTGATGAAGGATCCGACCATGGTTGGCATTACCGAGTTCGGTACCGATGCCAACAGCCTTGGTCAGATCTATGTTGATGGCGCCGCGCCTGATGCCGCCACTACCGGCATCGCGGTCAACCCGTCGTAACAGGAGCACTAGACTATGGCACGCAAGTACGCTGAAGGCGGTGACGTCGAGTCTCCCTCGACTGGTGACCGCGAATGGGAACAGGACGCGGCTAAGAAGAACCAGCGCTATACCTACCAGAGCAACGTCAACGACGAAGCCGAGGAACGTAAGCGCGGTGGTCGAGCCAAGAAGAAGAGCGTCGGCAAGGTGCAGGGCATGGCGAAGGCCAATGCCGGGCGCAAGCCGCGCAAGTCTGGCGGCCGTGCGGGCTCTAACATGAACCCGCTTTCGTCTGCTCATGCCGGTACGCCGGCTAAGGGCCGTAAGGTCGAGCGCATCGACTAACGGGTCGGCGGGGGCTTCGGCCCCCGCCTTCCTTTTGAGGATTTGTCATGGCCGGTGCATGGACCCGTAAAGAGGGCAAGAACCCGGAAGGCGGCCTGAACGAAAAGGGCCGCGCATCCTTGCGAGCGGAAGGGCGCAGTATTAAGCGACCGGTATCCCGCGAGGAGGCAGGACATAGTAAGATGGCCGCGGCACGCCGCCGGAGCTTCTGCGCCCGCATGGAAGGCATGAAGAAGCAGCTCACTGGCGCGAAGACCGCGAAAGACCCGAATAGTCGTATTAACAAGTCCCTACGGAAGTGGGATTGTTAGGTAAAGGAGCCGCCGATGATCTCAGTAACTTCTCAGGGGGGCATCTAAATGTTCCCTAACACCATTAGCATCACGACGCCGACCGCTGCGGCATCGAACGGCATTTGCGCGTCTCAGACCCCCGGCGGGGCAGTCAACCTGACAATCAACGGCAGCCTGACCTCGGGTGGCGTTGCCACTCTGGCTGTTGCTCCGATGGAGAGGCAGGTTCTCTTCACCTTCGCCGCCGACGAGTCCGCTCGCACTTACACGGTCTACGGCACGAATGGTCAGGGCAACTCGATCAGCGAAACCGTAGCCGGTACGGCCAGCACAGCGACGACCGTAAACTTCTACAAGACGGTTACTCGCATTGCTGTAGACGCCGCCAACGCTGGCGCAATGACCGTCGGCACCAATGGCGTGTGCGCTAGCGCGCCGCTGATGATGGACACGTCGCTCAATCCGGGCAACTTCTCGCTCCAGGTCGGCCCTTTTACCGGCACCATCAACGTGACGGTGCAGTACACGCTGCAGAGCATTTTCAACACGAATGCCTACGGCACACTGATCTGGAACAACATCAGCTCTCTTACGAGTAAGGCGAGCAACACGGACGGCACCGTGGCGTTCCCAGTATCTGCTTTCAGGTTGGTGACGAACTCCTTCACCGGCAGTTCTACGGCCTGCACCCTGACCGTCATCCAGTCGGATAACTATCAATGATGACTGACCAAGACATCCTCCGGGAAGTACTGAGCGATGCGGGTCAGGCTCGCATCAAGGAGTTCATTGACGCTCGAAACGCTGCCGAAGAGGCAATCGCGCGTCTGGACATTGCTGAGGCGACTGTCGCTGCACGCGATATTGCCGTCCGCGAACGCAACGAAGCGATGAACGCTTCTGTGCGGGCCAAGAACGCGCTTGAAGAGGCGCGGGCCGAAGCGGAAGAGATTGTCGCTGAGGCTGAGAAAGAGGCTGACAAGGTCTTCGCTGATACTTCGGAGCGTTGCGCCCGGCTTGAGAAGGACGCGATGAAGAGCGTCGAAGACGCTCGTCGTGAGGCAGCCCGCATCTCGCAGGAGGCTTTTCAGACGAAGTCTTCCGCCGATCAGCTTTTGCGCGAGCTGAAGGCCAAGGAAGGCAAGGCTTCAGCGGCTATTGAGGACGCGAACAAAAAGGCTGCGGAAGCCAGTCGCACGCAAGAGAAGCTTGATGCGAAATTGGCGAAGCTCCTTGCGGTAATCAATGACGCTTAATGCCTCCGTTGAGCAATACCTAAACGGAGTACCGGTAAGCCACGCCAACCCTCTTCCAGTCACTGTTAGTGGAGGAACCAGTTCGGTCGTTGCCATTAGTCAGGACATTCCTGGCGATACGAACGGCGTTGTGGTCAACGAAGGGGCCAACAAGATCGGCGGGGCCTACGACGTCAGCGGCCAGCTAATCGATGAAAACTCATCTCTTCGCTCTGTATCTCGTTCGTTTGTAACCGCAACCAGTTCTGGCAATACACAACTAGTGGCTGCTCAAGGCGTAGGCGTGCGAGTGCGGTTGCTGTCGTTGTTTGTCATGGCAGCCTCCGCGGTCGATGTGAAGTTTCAATCCGCCACTAGCGACATCAGCGCCACTTGGTCAGTGTCAGCGAATGGCGGATTTGTTCTGCCGGTCAACGAACACGGTTGGTTCCAGACTGGTCAGAACCAGGCTTTGAATGTGAACCTGTCCTCCAACGTCAGCGTTGGAGTGCAGGCGACTTGGTGTACAGCAACGTAAGGGAATAATCCTTATGAAGGACAAGATGTCGGCGCGTTCCACTTCAAGCGCATCCCTTGCTCGCCAAGGTGGAACGCAAGAAAAGCTGCATGCGCACGGTTACTTCACTGCTATCTGCATCGGCGCAGACGGCAAGGAGAGGTGGCGCTGTGAGTTTTCCAATCTCGTCACGACAGTCGGCAAGAACGACCTTCTTGATAGCTACCTGAAGGGTTCTTCCTACACGCAGACGATGCGCATGGGTTTGAAGGGCACCGGCACGGTGGATGCCACCGACACGCAGGCCAGCCACCCCGGCTGGCTTGAAGTCGGGCTGGCGAATGATCCCACGTACACTGGCAACAGAAAAAGCGTGACTTTCGATGCTGCGGTTGCTGGTTCTTCCGCAAGCCCGGCTCAGTCTTTTGCTATCACTAGCTCTGGTACGGTGGCCGGTTGTTTCATCAACAATGGCGGTTCGGCCACGATAGATGACACGACCGGCGTTCTGTTTTCCGCCGGAAATTTTACCGGCGGAAACCGTTCTGTGCTGGACGGCGATACGATCAACGTCACCTACACTCTGTCGGTCTAACCGGCGGGTCTAGGAAGGAGGAACTACAGTGGCAAACGCAATTTACCCGAAATACAAGGAAGTCATCCTTGGCGCGGCGACCAACACCAACCTGCTCACCGGTACGGTGAAGGTGGCGCTGGTTGATACTGGCACTTACACCTACAACGCCGCGAACCAGTATTACTCCAGCATCACTGGTGTTGTCGGCACGCCGCAGACGATTGGCTCGACTACGGTCACGGGCGGCTTGTTTGACGGCAATGACGTGACCTACACCTCCGTCACGGGCAACTCGGTTGAGGCGCTGGTCATCTATGTTGACACCGGCAACGCAGCAACCAGCCCGCTAGTGGCATACATTGACACCTCCGTGACGGGTCTTCCTGTGACGCCAAACGGCGGTAACATCACGATCACCTGGAACGCCTCCGGCATCTTCCAGCTCTAGTCTGACGGCACGCCCCCATGGCCCTGCAATATGTAGGTTCCAACACAGGGACATGGGCGGGTGCCAATACTGGCAATAACAACGTCAGCCTGACCGCCCTCACGGGCGGTCTGTCTGCTTCTGCGGCCATCGGCGACATTGTCGTCGCCCTCTACGTCACTGGCTCGACTGCCGACCGCACGCTGTCCATTACGGATGGTACCAACGCGTACACGCTGGTTAATACCGAGCAGTACTCCAACGGTACGACCTACGACACTAACCTCCGCGTTGCTTACAAAATCCTAACTGCCGCCGATGCCAACACGGTATTCGGCCCGACTGGTAACAACACAGACGCTGGCGCAGCCATCGTCCACGTTTGGCGCGGCATCAACACCGCAACAACGCTGGACGTGGCAGCAGTTCCAGCAACCGGAACCGCGACCGGCAGACCTGATCCGGCGTCAATTTCACCCACGACTGCGGGCACCATTGTCTTGGTGGCAGGCGGCGGTGCGGCAGCCACTGGTGCGACATACACCACTACCGATCTCAGTAATTTCAGAACGGTAACCAGCGCCGACACCAACGACGCGATGGCCGGTTTCGGCTCGTTCGCGTGGAGTTCGGGAACATTCAATCCTGCCGCATTTGGCGGTGGCACGACTAACGCTGGCGACTCTTGGGCGGCGATGACGCTTGCCCTGCGTCCCACAGTAAACGTCACGCTCACGCCAAGCCTCTATACCAACACTCAAACATTCTATGCGCCGACGGTCAGCGCGACTTATTCGCTGACGCCGAGCCTTTATACCAACACGCAGACTTTCTACAGCGCGACCGTTAGCACGACTAACAGCATCCTGCCGGATCTCTATACCAATACGCAGACGTTCTACTCGGCGACCGTAAGCACGACTTACTCGCTGACACCAAGTCTCTACACCAACACTCAGACGTTCTATTCGGCGACAATCACGCAGTTCACTGAACTGTCGCCGTCGCTCTATACGAACACCCAGACGTTCTATAGCGCCACTATCAGTACGACGTATGACGTACTGCCAAATCTCTACACCAACACGCAGACATTCTATTCGGCGACTGTCAGCGCAACCTATTCGCTGACGCCTGATCTCTACACCAACACCCAAACATTCTACTCGCCGGACGTAAGCGGTGCGGCAATCTACAACGTATCGGTTGATGAAACCGTTTCGGCTGATGACGCCCAGTCATGCGGCGCGGCAATGCCGTGCTCTTGTGATGACACGGTTACGATCACGGATGAGTCCTCCGCCACCTACGAATTCAGCGGGACTACGTCTGATAGCCTGACGGCCGAAGATACGATTACCTCGACCGCCGAGTTCGGCGTTTCCGTCTTTGATACGTTGGCTGTTACTTCTGGATGGGCGAATATATTTGGCAGCCGGACCTTTAACTCCGGGAGGCTCCTGTGATTAACCTAGAAACCACCCTTTATCTCAATTTTACCACCTCGAGCCCCACGACCGGCGCGCCTGCCGATGCCGATAGCCTGCCCTCGGTTTATGTCTACGAGGACGATAACGATACGCCCATCCTGACCCCCACCCCGGTAAACCGCTCTGTGGGGGAGTATCTGGTGGCCGTGGCGGCCACGACCGCCAACGGCTTTGAGGTCGATAAGACCTACAACGTGGTGGCTACCGGCTCCGTAGGTGGGGTCGATGGTAAAATCGTCCTGGCGACCTTTGTGGTCACCGAGCCCGAGCTTCTGGCCCCGGATGGCGTGGAGGACGGCTGGTCCCTCCAAGAGGCCATGCGGATCGTCCTGGCCGCTCTGGGCGGCCAGCTCTCGGGGGCGCCCAGTGGCCCGATCTTAATCCGGGACGTGAACGATACAAAAACCCGAGTTAATGCTACAGTGGACTCCTCGGGTAACCGTACCTCCGTGACTTTGGATCCCACATGAGTACGGCCTATTTTTCAAAGTCATACTTCCCGCCAGCATACTATAGTTCTTACTGGCAGAACGTGATGCAGCTCATTTGGCGTGGGCTTGCCTTGCTTGGGGTTGGGTCATGACCACCAGTGGAACCTATTCCTTTGACCCGTCGCTTGGCGAATTGACGCTATACGCATTTAACGTAGCTGGGCTGCGGAATACGTCCCTCCTCCAAGAGCACATCCAGTCAGCGCGTATGGCGACGAATATGATGCTGTCGTCTTGGGCTAATAAGGGCGTCAATCTTTGGACGGTAGACCTCGTGTCCGTTCCTCTTGTGCAGGGGCAGGCGACTTACAGCGTCGATGCCAGCACGATTATGGTGCTGGATGCGTACATGCGGATCGATGATGGCGTGACCGATCCTATCGACCGCCTCATCCTGCCGATCAGCCGCACGGAATACGCGAGCTATCCGAACAAGGAACAGCAGGGCTTCAGCACTGTGTTCTGGTTTGATCGTCTGGTGTCGCCGACGATCACCCTATGGCCGGTGCCGGACGGCACCAGCGCGCAGTATCTGAAGTACTACCGCACGCGGCAGGTGCAGGACTCTAATCTGACCAATGGTCAGACGGTTGAGATTCCGTACCGCTGGCTCGAGGCGTTCGCCGACGGCTTGGCATATCGCCTGTCGAAGATCTGGTCGCCAGAGAAGGCCGTCGCGCTCAAAGCCGTGGCTGATGAGTCGTACAACGTCGCAGCCTTCCAAGACGTGGAACAGGCTTCTCAGTACATCTCGCCGCAGATTGTCGGCTACTACAGGCCCTAATCATGGCTTACGCATCGCAAGCAGGCAGGGCGAGAACAAACGCGAAAGCGCCACAGGCGCATGCGATCTGTGATCGCTGTGGGTTCCGTTACAACCACATTGATCTGCGCTGGCAGTTCGACTGGGCTGGCGCGTCGATGATCAACAAGCGCATCCTTGTCTGCAACCGATGCTACGACACTCCGCAGGAACAGCTCCGCGCGATTGTTGTGCCGGCAGATCCGGTGCCGATCCTCAACCCGCGTATTGAGGACTTTGTCGCGGATGAATCGAACAACCGCACGACGTCCGGTCAGAACTCGGTCGATCCAATTACTGGTATCCCTGTTCCGGGCGGCGATACGCGCATTACTCAAAACGGCGACATTCGCGTTGGCCAGCAGACGGGCGAACCGCCGGGCGGCTTGAACGAGCAGCCGGGCACCGATCCGAATGCTCCGGGCAACGACGATCCTGGTTTGCCGTATGGCAATGACACTGTTCCTGAGACGGGGCCGCTTACATGAGCAACGTGCAGATCCCTAATCTTCCCGCTGCCATTGCCTTAAATGGCAACGAGCAGATGGAAGCTGTGCAGGCGGGCACGTCAGTCCGCATCACCACGGCGCAGGTTGCTCAGTACACTTCTGTAGCCTATCCGACAACTCTGTCGTTCACCTCGCCGCTGTCTATTAGCGGCAGCATCGTAAGTTTGACTACGGTGCCAGTAAGTCTCGGCGGCACCAACCTCACGTCATACACGATTGGCGATCTACTCTACGCCGACTCTGCCAGCAGCCTTGCGCGACTGGCCGACATCTCTACCGGCAACGTGCTGTTGTCTGGCGGCGTCGGAGCCGCCCCGGCTTACGGCAAAGTCGGCCTTACCACCCATGTGAGCGGCACATTGCCGGTGGGCAATGGCGGCACAGGACAGTCGTCAAATCTGACCCAGTACGGTGTCGTCTACGGATCGACCACAGCGGCGATGGCTACCACCGCTGCGGGCACGAACGGCCAGCTCCTCATCGGCAACACCGGCGCCGCGCCGTCTTGGAGTTCTGCCACCACTGTCGCAGTCACGTCGCTCACTTTCGGCACTACCGGTCTTACGCCCGGCTCTCCGACGACGGGTGACGTCACGGTCGCTGGCACGCTCGTGGCGGCAAATGGCGGCACGGGCATCTCGTCTTACACCCAAGGCGACATCGTATACGCCAGCGCATCGACAACGATTTCAAAGCTGGCCAAGGACACGAACTCCACCCGGTATCTATCCAATACCGGCGTCGACAACAACCCGGCGTGGGCCCAGGTCAGCCTGACCACAGGCGTCTCTGGCACCCTGCCAGTCGCCAACGGTGGCACGGGGCAGGCGTCCAATCTGACCCAGTACGGTGTCGTATACGGTTCCACGACCACGGCGATGGCCACCACCGGTGCCGGCACTACTGGTCAGGTTCTGACCGCCACGACCAGCGCAGCGCCCGCATGGGCCGCGCAGACCGGCGGCGTGACGTGGTCGGCGATCAGCGGAAATACTAATGCCGTTGCCGGTACCGGCTATATGGTTGATACTACTTCTGCTGCCGTAACCTTGACTTTGCCAGCGTCTCCGGCGGTCGGCGATTACATCGCCGTCTGCGATGCGGCGAGCAAGTTCGGCACCAATAATTTGACCGTTGCCCGGAACACCAAGAACATCCAGGGCAGCGCGACAGATCTGACGTGCTCGATCAATGACCAGAGCTTCGCTCTGGTTTATCAGGGCGCGACGAACGGTTGGAGGGTTATCCAGTCATGACGACACTATCTGCAATTCAGCGCGGCACACTCGGTCTTGCGACGACTGACTCTCCGACTTTTGC